TCAGACTGCCCATTTCGGGCGTCATCCACGAAGAAGGCGACATTGCTCCAAGCAAGCTGTCGAGCCAGTGTCGAGGTTGACCGTTCGCCATTTGCTATCCTTTCTACATAAACAAGCTAAGGCCCGCGAGGCCGAGTCCCGCGCCTTGCATCCACGGATTCGTTTTCGGCCCACTACCCGTCGTTGTCGTGCTGCCTCCAGGGAGCCCAGCGGCCATTCCTGCGTACTGCTGACCCATGAGCAACGGAAATAGGTTTTGGTAATTCCAGCGATTTGCCTGTTCGCCGAGCTGAGCTTGGTTTAAGCCTTGTCGCACGTCGCCGACGCCGCTTGTCGTTAACCCTGGAATACTCTGCGCCCCGGCGATCCCTGGTGCCATTCCAATCCCTTGCGTCATCGCACTCAGTCCCGAAGTGTAACCACGGTTCGCAATATCGCCTGTTACTCGTCCCGCCGCTTCCGAGGCGCCCGCACCTGCGAGCCCCTCTGCGATCCCCTGTCGGCTTCCACCAAATTGCCCGGCGCTTTGAGCCTCGCCACGAACACCAGGAAGGACCGAACGAGTAAGGTTTTGATATATCGGCTGTACTGCGGCGTCCATGTAACTCGCAAGACCTGGATTTGAACTCGCCTTCAACACGTCGCCGCTTGTGAGGAATTGATTCCCGCGTGCTGCTGAACCTACAATGTCGCCCTGCGCCCCAATCCCGCCGAGCACCTGATTCTGCCCCGCCGTTTGCATAGGATCAAAGCCAGCGACAAAGCTCTGATCCGGCGTTCGTGGTCCCTGTGCAGCAAACTGTCTAAGTCCGGGCATCGCAAGACCCAGTAGCTCTTGCTGTTCAGGGCTAAGCTGCTGTGTCGTGGTCTGTGTAACGTCCCCGCCCTTTGCCATCGAACTAGTTCCTCGTTATTGGGCGAACATTCCGCCCACAAGTCACGTACTGGAAATCTGCGCCTAGCGAGCGAAGCATTCGCACGAACGCGGGGCGCCCGACTACTTCAAGCCGCTCTGCCTCAATCTGCGCCGCGTACTTATCGAGTACAAGCGAAATTAGTTCAAGAACGTTGGAAAGGTCTCTCCCAAACATCCAAAACACTTGAAGAATTTTCATTACATCAGTCTGGTAAGCTTGAGTCATGAAAGCAAGGTCGAGTACATCGTTTCGACAAACGACCCAAATCTGAACCCTGCCCGCTATTGCGCGGGCGAGAATCGAATCCTTCGTAAACGACTCGCACCACAGGTCGCGAGTTTCGTCTAAGCACTTTTCAAGCTCCGGCCAGTAGTACGAAATCTCGCTTACGTTGCTAAGAAGAAAAATCCGCGCGCTCTTAGCAACTTGAAGCTCGTCTTGCGTGCTATCTAAGTAGCTCATTTGACCCTTAAGGCTCAAAGGTAGCGAAAACGCCAAAACTGCCTAGCGTTGCCGTAAAGGTGGCAGTTACTACTAAAGACGAAACCGCGTCGTCATTCGTATCGCTCGCGGAAGAGCGTTGATTAAACGACACGTATGTATCGTCACAATCTTCTACTGCTCCTGTCCACAATGTTGTTGGCGCCGCGCCCGCCCGCGCTTGAGCAATCGCGATAAGACCACCATTCGCGGCAATGTTCATAGTCGCTGTCGGGTTGTTGGCTGCACTCGTAGCCGTCGAAGCCGCGGCGCTGGCAAGAATTCCCGTAACTCGATACGTTGTGCTCGTTGCCCCAAGACAAGCGCCACTAAGGTTCAACACCACGTTGCCGCTAGTGCCCGTTGGAACAAGCGCAATGCAAATCGCACAGCCTCGACCCGCATTACTTCCTTCCACAAGAATCGTCGCCGACACGCCACCAATAGTAACGCTGGAAATTGTGCGGTCGCCCGCATTACTCATCCAAGACAAAGCAGCCACGATGTAACGGCCGTCAGCCGCTGCTCCAAACGCCTGTGCCGAAAACGTATATGAGCTTGCGCCCACACTATCTTCGCTATGAGCCTCAAACTCAATAGCGACTTTGCCTTTTTCGTCGTAGAAGAATTCAGGCATTAAGCAAGAGTCCTCGAGTACTTAACTGTGAAGGAAAAGTCCATGGCGCTCGCAACTGCGCTTATAGTAACTACAAGCAAGTCGTTAGCAGAAAGCACGTTGGCGGCGCTTGGCGTCACACTTCCTTGTGAAGTTGTTGCACTAAGCGCTCCATCCATGACTGCCGTTGTGTTGATCTTTAGCGTTGCCGTAAGGGTTCCCGCAGAAAGCTTCCCCGTAAACGACGTAAGCGTTGCGCCATAAGGGATTTTCTCAATAACACGGTAGTCCTGATTGGCAGGAACCTTAATCGTGCCAGAGATATATTCGTCTTGCGCCTTTGCCGCAGCGCTTAAGTTGCTTCTGGAAGTCGCCGCGCTGACAACACTCGCAAGATTATCCGCTTTGGTGAGATACGGTGTAAGGTCTTGCGGAGCAACATAGCCCGTGAACGTCCACGCCCCGCTAACATACATATACGGGCCGCGCCCGCTTCCGGGGTTCCAGTCTGTTCCATCAGCAAACGCTCTTTGCCCCTCACGAGGCTTGTCCGGTGCAACATGCAACTCGTTCGCCGGAACACCTTCATCCTCCTGGAGCAACTGCGCGAGGCGTTGAAGCTCAGTCTCCGTCCACTTTGCGAGCTCTTGCACATCATGTTCACTAACAACCGGCGCCTGTGTCGGAACGAACACCATTAGTATTCTCCAATCACATCAAGCTCAAGCTTATACGAGGAGATCCGAAAGTGAACTGCGGCCGAAAACTCAATCGCAACCGCCACGCCAGAAATCGCAACGTCCACCCACTTGTCGGTCGCGGGCGTGAACACTTTCACCGTGCTCCAAGTTACTGACCCGTCTGGCACATTCTGATGTCCGATCCGAACATTAATCGGCCCACCGCTCGCCGTAATCCACACTCGAGTTACAAACTTCCGCGAGTTAAAGTCTGTGACCCAATTTCCTCTTCGATCCTTCCCAATAATCGAAAGCCCAACGCGCTGAAGCGTTGCACTAATCGCCGTCCCCGCGTCCGTGGTTCCCTCGTCGAGCTGATAGAACTTCGTCGCGTCCGTTCCACACAACACGACCTTGCGCCGCGTTGCTTGCGACCACTGCAACGACGTAGTTGCCCAAGTATCGGTGATTGTTGTCCAGGTTTCATTAGAGGCAGACTCAATAATCCCTTGCGCCGCATTGCGAAAATTAACACTTTTTTCTGAGAGTGCCCCAAACTGCCCTTCCTTATAAGCCCAAACGAGGGCACGGCTAGGATTGGTACTTCCACTTTCTGGGTAGCAAAACCAAATCTCATTCGAAAACGGATTAGTGAAGATAAACGAGTTGAGGTAGTTGTCGTCGTCAATGTTGTTGAACAGCGTTCGGCGCATTCGCTTGTCGAGCAACGATTGAACCGAATTACCGTTGTGCGCAATCACATCGTCTTGCGTTGCAACAACATGTTGAGTGCCGTCGGTTGTGAGCGTCACGCAGCGCGGGGCTAGAATTCCTGCCGCTTCCGAAAACACCTGGAAGTTATACTTAAAGGCGCCGCCCACGAACGTCATGCGCCAAATCGACCCGTCCTTATAAATGTAGAAGTTGCCGCGAAGTGGAAGCCCGTCGCGAATTAGCCCTGCGTTAACGTCCGGCAAGTCCGTTTCACCTGCATCCTTTGTCGCATCGGTAATGTCCCACGAAGACGGTACACTTCCAGGGTCCGCCGGGTGTGACCAGCGAACAAGATGTGGCTTAACCGTTCCGCTATCCGAAAGATGTAGTGCAATAAGCGAGGCGCCGAATGCTCGAATCACCTTCGCGCGATTGCCCGCGGGCCAATTTGTTAACGCCACAAGATCAGTCGCCGCAGCGTAAGCCGACCAATACTGCGGCACGTCTGCAAAGTTGTTCAAAACTGGAACCCCACCGAGCAAGGTTCCGCTCCAGTCTCGACTGGCTCCAGTTGTGTAGTCGCCTGCCGCCCTCGTTATATCTGTGTGCGTTGTCCCGTCGAAAACATATGCCTTTGTTAGCGAAGTGTAAAGCCACCACGTCTGAGCCGAGTTCGTAACCGCCATTGCAAAATGCGGCGCGACGCCTGGCGTTCCGAACACCTGCGCACGCCCGCCTCGGCGCTCCGCGCCACCGTCTCGAAATCGCATATTGTCGGCGGTTGTCCAAGCCTCGGGCGGAAGCAAATGGCTTTCCACGTCCCGGATAAGGCCGATCGAACCAAGTTCGTTGATTTCAACGAGGGCCATCTGAGCGTTTTGTGCTGTCGAGTCGCAGTTCCATTCTGCTGACCGTGCTTAGAATTGTACCGACATGTGTTTCGACCACGGAAAGTCGCGTAGAAATGTTCTCACTCTTCACCTGAAGTTCGCGGGCATAACCATCAGATCGAGCTTGAACACTGGAGGTCAAAGTTCGTGCTTCGGACAGCTCACGCCCGAGGCTATCAACTCGAACACTGAGCGTGTCCACCCTTCCCACCATTCCATACCAGGAAGCGAGCGCCGTAATAAGAATTCCTGCGAGAACGACCAAGTTTGCAAGACTGACAAGATTGACCCTTCGGTCAAACACAAGCTCAGTCGCTTGACGGAAGGGTTCTTGTTCCTCTACCATTACACACTCGCCTTATCGCTTGAAGATTTTTACCACTTTTTCGAGAGTACGGCTCCCGAAATAGGCTGTAACAATTACTGTCAGAAGCCAGTAGGCTTGATCTGAAAGTAAGTCGGTTGAACCGCCTGTCCATTGACCAAGGGCTAGGTCCCAAACAAATAGCTTCCCTACCAAGAAAGCCGCTGAAAGCCCCATAATGGGACGAGGTAGTGCTGTGAGCCACCAGCCCTGTTCTTGACGAATGATTGACGCCTCTGTTTGACGCAATGCAATCTCGCCTTGGATTTCACTCGCCGCAAGATCAACAGCCATCGCGTTGTCTTTGCTCTTAGCGTCAATCTTAGCCTTATAGGCTTTGACCAGTCCATTAATAATTGGACCTCCAATAAACGAAGCAAGAAATGACCACATCACGCAGCCTCATCGATTGTATCATCGGAACTGAGATGCTGCACCACTTTCTGCACGTCGATCCTGCCTTTGTAGACAAGGAAGGCTCCGATCACGATCAACACGGCAATCACAACCCACACCTGCCACGGTACGCCAGCTAGAGCCGCCATGACTGTCGCGCCCGCGCCGGATAGCCATTGAATGGTGTTGCCCCACATTGTCTTTGACTTGGCGAGGGGCTTCAGTTGGCTCTCATTGTCTTCTGCTTTTGGCGATACGGTCGGGGTTTCATCGGCAGGCGGTGCAGCAGGCTTCTGAGGCGAGGCACTAAACTTTGCTGTAGAATCCAATTTCATTATCTGCTTAAGAACGGCCATGCCTCCGATTTGCGGGTCCATGACTTTTGGATTATATACGCCATCGCGGACAAACTTTCCTGATTTTTGTACATTAGTGCCACCCCATAAATAAGGTGATGGAATATTGCGCGAAGGAGAACGGTATCCGAAGCCGTTGAACGATTCCATCGCATAGGCAACGCGCGCCGCAGACCACGCCTTAACTTGGTCTAGATGGTCAATTTCTAAGGCGTCCTCTGCGCCATCCTCGAACGAACCCCACGGCCCGCGCCCCTTCGGTACGATTGTGGTCACACGGTTTAACGGTTGCCCGTTACCCAAGTAGGTCTTGAAATCGCCGTTACTCTCCCGCATATGCAAGCAGCCGACGACAAACCACGGCACGCTAGTTCTGCGTTCGACTTCAAGATACCTTGATTTATTGACAATCACCTTTTTGGCTTGATCGGTCGCGGCCTGTGTTTTGAGCACGACCATTTGCCCCCACAGCCCCTCATATTCAGGCCGCAGTCGTTCAAAGGAATATTGAGCCATGTCAAGACACCTTGTCTTTGAGGCGCTGTGCTTCGTGCCTAGCGTCCGCTAGATCGGACCTAATTCCAGCTATGCCACGATGATCGATCCACCAGCCAATGCCAAGGCCGATGGCAAGAATCCAACCCACAATTGCAACTGTGGTCATTTGGGCTATTCCACAACAAGAAGTTTGTTGAGCACGATGGTCGGTTGCACGTTTGCGTGCGCCGTACCACTACCTGCGTTTGCATTCGTTGTCGCAACGCTTATTCCGGTTGTCGCTGAAGCCACAGAACCGGCTCCAGACGTGGTAATAATTGTCCCGCCGTTTTGAAGATTGCCGCCACCACCACCTGCGCCCAATGTATGAGCGTGCCCTGGGTCAGTAACATTTGACGAGGCAATATGTGTATGTGCTGCAAGCTCTGCTGTAGTTAGTGTGTGCGTTTCTCCCCCACCAGCAGCACCAAGCGTTGCTCCGTCTACGCCACCGCCCGCCGTTGTTAAGCGAGTGGCGCTCGCCTCCTTCATTGCAATTACACGGCCCGTCACGTCGCGAGTAGTCAACCCACCTTTAACCGCATAGTAGTCGGGATAAACACTCCCCGCCGTCCCACTGAGCGTCTGCCCGTTCGGCAGCTCGTACCCAACCGGAACCGTTGCGCCGTCAAAATCGATAATTGCGCCAACAGGAGCCTTTTCTGCGCGCTCTGCGAACCACGCGCTGCCCGTCCACCACACGCGGGATGGAATACCGGGGATCGCGCGGCGCGTTTTTGCCAAGCTCGCAACCGCCCCCGACTGAATCGTGCCAGAAGCGGGCGTAATGAACACCGCATTCGCATCCGTCGTAACCTTGATGATATAACAGAACCATCCTGCATCACCACTCGCAAGCGAAGGCAACGTTGCCGCTACGTTCCCGCCCGTTGTCGTAACAAGGAAGGTCTTGTTCAGATCAGTCGCAACGATGGTGAAGTCGGCTGACTTCGCCGCCGTGTCTGGAAAGTAGAACGCTTTCGTTGCATTCGGGAATGTTGCCTTGAGAACCGTTTTAAGCAAACGAACGTGGTCGTCCCCTTGCGAAACCACATCGGTTGAAATTGGGTTCGTCGTTGTAAAGTCTGAAATAAAGGTTGCGGCTTCGAGCCCCACTATAGCCTCCCACCAACAATCACAGGCTTGTTCTCGTCCTCGCGCAACACGCCTTCTGCAAACACACCTGCCCAGGCAATATTGAACATTTGCTGGAACTTCGCCATCGCCTTCTCGCCGTTTGCGCCGAGGTCCGAAGAGATAATCATGCCCGCCGCACCCACGAGCACCTCAGGTGCGTTCGTCAACCACGCATTTGTAATGTCGGTGGTGAGTTCGTCGGCTGCAACGAAATAGCTCCAGGTAAGCGAATAGGCAGTGTCGCGAGTTGGGAAAAACTTAATCGCCGACTTGCGCAGCGCATAGGCTTGAGGCTTTCCGGCGTCAACGTCTGCGAAGCGCGTGACGCCCACGTCGAGCGAGACTTTCTCAAGCTTGATAAGGTTGTTGTCGCTGTCCGTGAACCGAAGAGGCTCGTCTTGCTTTTCCCGAATAAAGCCTGTTGGGAGCGAAACATCGGCGCTCCCGCTTGCAACTGTGAGCGTTTGGTCTTCACCCAAAAGGAAATATGGAAGGCTCTTACCACGTTCAAGCAACCGTTGCGCCTCTTTCAGCGCATCGACGATTTCATCTTCAAGGTCGGTGCGAAAGCCGAGCCCGCGCTGAATTCGTGAAACTGCCGTTGCGCGCGTGTAGGTCATTCAGCGGCCTCTCGAACCTCTGCAAGCGGAGTAACTACTGCAAGTTTCCGTCCTTCGCCAACCACCTGAACCGAGCGGCCACGCCCCTTTGCCCACGCCTCGACCTTCGACAACAGTTCCTCGTCGTTTGCATCGTCGAAAATAAAGGGCGCGGCATCGAAATGGCCAAGAATTTCAAAAATTCCGTCCCTTCCCCACGCGCGCTGAGGTCCGTCGCAGAACACTAGACCCACGTGGTCTGGGAGGACCGTATCTATCGTATACCAGATGTTTCCGCTCTTGTATTCGCGCAGCGGCGCGTAGTGAAGCTCGACCTTGTCCCCAAGCCCAAGTTGCACGACCGCCGTTTTCATTCGCTGCACCCACGAAAGCTCATGCTCAAGCGAAAAGACCCCCGCGCCCGCGGCTGCGAAGAGCAACGTTGAAAGCCCAGAGCCCGTTTCAAGAATATGCCCGACTGTCGTTCGAGCAACTTCGAATAGAGCTGCCGCGCCCTTTGGGTCGAGCGAAAACGGGTTGTTCCATTCAGCGTAAATCTGCTCAAAGTCAGCGAAAGTCCACTTTCCAGACTGAATTCGCTTAAACGCGGCACAGAATTTTGGGGTGAGCAGGTTTTCCTTCTGGCACAGGTAGCGCCCAAGATGTCCGGTCCAGACTTTCGTCCCAACATGTGCAAAACCCATGTCCGGGTCGATGAAGATTTTCCCTCCCAGCTTCCTCCACTTGCGACAGAAAGCGTAGTCGCCGCTTAGTCGAAGACTGTCTACGTAGTCGCGCTCGAAAAGAATCGGAATTTGGTGTTTCTGATCCTCGTTCAACTTGTCACGGTGCTTTCGAGGTTCCGCTTCATACATCTGTTCGAGAACATTGCGACGAATCCGCATGAAACCTGTACCGACGCCCTCGACTTCAATCAAGCCACGGGAATCCGTCGTGATTTCGCCTGGAAGCAACCGAACCGGATATCCTTCGTCGGTGTCTGCCTTCCGTGGCAGCACGCCCGCTACCACATCGCAGTCCCAACCGGCAAGTTTCACAAGCTCAACCGGCGACCAACCTTCGTCCGCATCGATGAACAGCAAATCCGTGCAAGCACTTTCGAGAAACTCACGAACGAGGAAATTCCGCGCGTCGTCAACGTGACACTCGCCAACGAGCAGCGTCCAATCCATTTCAATTCCCGCGGCGAACAAGGCGAGTTGCGTTTGCAAGATTGAATGAACGTATTCGGGGTCTGGCGAATCCATCACCGGCGTCGCGATGAAGAGCCTCTGAGAGGCCCCCTTTCGGAGGCCTCCCAAATGCAGAACGCGCGGCATTACGCAGCACCCTTTAGGACACCAACGCCAGAAGTCGGGATGAGGCCAGCGCGGATCGCAGTTAGAAGCACGTTCACAGCCGCCATATCGACGATGCCTTGATCGATACGAGCCTTAACTGAAGCAACATCAACGACACCTTGATCCACACGAGCTTTGATCGCGGCCACGTCGACCACACCTTGGTCTACACGAGCTTTCGTCGCGGCCATGTCAACCTTGAGCTGATTGACAAGCGAAACGATCTTGTTCGCCTGTGTACTCGTCGTATAGCCATAAGCCGCGCCCGTAGTCTTGATGGCGCCCGTTGTGCCGGCGGCGGTCGCCGCCGTTACCGTCATAGCAGTCTTGAGCGTGGTAACGAGCGCTGTTTTAAGAGTTGTGACTAGAGCAGTCTTAAACGTAAGCGTCACCGCCGCTTGGCTCGCCGAAGCAGGTTGAACCACCTTCGTTGAACCATAAAAGCCGACCGTGTCCGTCACCGCATTACCAATGTCGGTGTTGCCGTTCAGAGCAGTCGCGCCTGAAACGGTCAAGCTACCAAGCGTGAGCGCATCACCAATGCCACTTGGCGTTAGAGCGCGCCACTCGAGCGCCCCCGCCTCGTTCACTGAGCAGAAGAACAGCCCGTACTCGTCCTGATCGAGCGTTGCGATAGTGGTCGTGTTACTGTCTTCCTTAACCGTTAGAAGCTCACTCGCGTTCGCCGTGTTGCTGATAAGGAACCACAGACCCTTTTCCTCAGCCGGAAGCAGAACAGTCCGAGCGCTACCGCCCGGATCGAGCGAAACCAGCGGGGGCATGTCCGCGTCCATTGTGAACGTGGCGCCCAACAACTGGAAAATATGGCCAAGCTTGTTCTTCTCCATCAAGAGATTTCCACTCAGCCTCGAACCTTCAACATTGCTTCGCATTTGCTGAACCTTTCAGGGTTCGTTCAGGGAGCGCGGCGGGATTGCCGCGCTCCAGCGCACCTTCAAGTTAGGTTGCGCTAATGTTGCCGAGATAGGCGCAGGTCAAGCCGCCGCCGTCGACCATGAGCGAACAGTCGCTCTGGATATAACCGCGCCGCACGTCTTCGTCCTTATTCTGCACGTCGTCGTATGTCTTTCCATCCGGCCTTCCCGTCATCGTGACGTACTTCATTACGGAAAAGTCGACGACAAACATCGAGTTGTCGTACCGCGGATGACGGGAGAGCAACGGATGCGACTTAAGCAACAGCCTGCCCATTGGCATGATGAACTCTTGGAAGTTCATCCCCCACATCTTGATGGTGTTGCCGAGTTCCATCCGAATGCCAGTCGTTCCCTGGATCACCTTGCCCATTTCTGTTCGGGCAACGTTCCCCATGAAGCCGATGCGCGTGTCGCCGCCACCGAAGTCGAAGTTAAAGCAGGGCGCAACGGCGTCCGCAAAGCTCGCTGCCGTCACCGCCGAAGCAAACACAGTCGTGTTGCTCGCCGGAATCTGTTCGCGAAGTCCGCCCATGAACCGCAACGGCTTACCGTTGTCGCCCGTGGTTTCGTAAGCACGCCCGAAAAGCATCGACCACTCGATATCGGCCGAGTGCTTAAACATCTTCCGCTTCTTGTCATTGCTCCAAGCGGAGCCCGTTCGCGCGAGCGTCTTGTCGGCGGTTCCCGTGATCTCGTAACTATCCTTGAAGATCTGAATATAGTTCGAGAACTTGATCGGATTCTTGCTGGTCGCTGAAGGCGCACTCGTGCCTTCCGCATAAGCCGAACCAATCAATGTGAGGAACACGTCGTCACTGATACTCGCCGCCGAACTTCCGCCAACTCCGCGCGTTGCAGTGAACTGCGTCGCCGACAACACTGTATCGACTTGGATCAGTTCGTTGTCGAACGTCGCTTGGTCCGTTTTCTCCACAAGAAGCAAGTCGCCCGGCTTCAAGTGCGTGGCGTTACCATAGAGCGCACTCATTGTGGTGCTTGTTGGATCGGCCGAGTCCACCGTAATCGTCGTGTCACCAGAACCGAGTGCGCCGTTTATCTGCAAACGGAAGATGTTGTTCGATTCCGCCCACCAGGCGAACTCGGGATCGTTCACTGACTTCTTGCCCGCTTTCGAGCTAAGCGCAAAGATCGGCGCCGTTCCATTCGGGGAGAAGAACAAAATGCTTTCACGGAAATTCTTTGGGCGCTCATCCGTGCCCCAGTCGCCTGTTCCGCGAAGGCCAGCTAGACCAGTCATGGTCAAAGTCCTTTATCGCTTAGCCACTACTCTTCAAAGTCGTGCCCGAGGCCCGCCCACGGGCTTGGCTCTTCGGGAGTCATCTTCACCGTCGCGCCCGCCTGAGCGGGAACAAACGGAGGAGTAGCAGCCGGTTGAGGAATGACACTTGGGCCTTTCCCATTCAGAGGCGCTCCCGGCGCAATGCCATGCTTCGCCATAACGGCGGCCCCAACCATCGCAACAAAGTCATTTCGCGAAAGGTTCGGATTAACCGTTCGGAAAAGCTGGGCAAACTGCATCACATCAGCGTGGTGCTTCGCTTTATCAAGCGTCGGAAAAGCTCCGTAAAAGACCTTCTCGGCTTCCGCGTTCGCTTGTTCGGCTTTACGGAAGTTCGCTTGCATCTGCGGAACAAAATTCTGAATATGGTTCAGTGAGGCTGTAACAGCTTCATAGTACACACGGGAGAGCAACTTCGGGATCGCGCCAGCAGCGTCGATTTCGAGTGCATTCATTTCCTCAGGACTTAGCTTGAACCGCTCGGAGGCGATCGCGTCGATAAGTGCGGCACGATGCTCTGTGAGCTGTTCAGCCAGGGCTTGCGGTTCCGACGGAGGAGGAGCGGCTGCCGCCGCAATCTCCTTCGGAGCTTCCGGCACCGGCGCAACGGGCGGCTTCACTTCTGGCTGAGCGAGCTTCGCTGGCTCGGGAGCCTTAGGCGGCTCGACGGCGGGCTTTGCCGGTTCGGCGGGAGGCGGAGCAACTTCCGCAGGCGCAGGTGCTTCACTTGCAAGCTCAACGAAGTCGTCGTCGGGCTCACCAAGTTGAGAGAAATCATCGGCAAGTGGCGAGGCAGAGTTAGTAGGCTCCGAAACGGGCGTAGACGAAGGGGCCGAAGCGAGGGCACCCGTAGTGGGTGTCGGTGGAGGCGAGGCGGAGGGCGTGTCAGTCACTTGAATTCTCCTTGGCAAGATCACTTGCCTGTGCGATGATTGTGTCAGGAAGTGTTGTGACGAGCTTCAAGGTGATAAGCGCCCCCTTAACGGACTCCATGACAGCCGCCCTCGTCGCAAGATCGCCCGCCGCGTAGGGAGTTGGCAGTCCGTCTGCTCCTACTTGCGGAAGTGCATGTAGCGGCGTCCGAATAAGTGCTTCGCGCGTGTCGATATGGTGCTGGAGCACTTGCTTAAAAGCGAGCCAAAACTCCGAGTTAACTCCGTCGCGCATAATGCGACCAAGTTTTAGGATGTTAACCTGTTCTGGTGAAGGCAAGGTCATAACGTGCTACTCCTGTTGAGGTGAAAGCGCGGGTGCAAGGGGCGCGGGCGCCCCGCCTCCCGCTCCAGCGGTTGGTACTCCGCGTGGATTGCTTCCAGCTTTAATCGACACGACGTTGCCAGCTTCCGCTTGCTGATTAAGCTGCTGTGGGCTTCCTACTTGAACCTTAAACTGGTCCACGTTACGGACTCCTGCGAGTGCCGCAACATGAGCAAAAATCCTACTCATATCGAATTGCATCATCAGGCCGGGCACGTTTCGCATTTGAAGCATCAAGTCCTTCCACATAGTTGCTTGTGCCAAACGGTCCACTGGCAACGTCCCGTCCACAGGAAGGAAATCATAAAAGCCCTGGATGCGATCAGGTGACACGTCAATAAAGGCCATCGCCGCGCTTGGCGACATATCTTTAATTAGTCCCCCGACAATCTTAAGTTTCTTTTCGGCTTGATAATACTGTTGAGAACTCTGCACAAGCCGTTGCGCATGTTGCGAAAAACCCGTTGCGCTAACATACTCAGTAATCGTCTTGAGTCGATTGACGCCGAAACCAGTGCTCGTGCGCACTTCCGTCGCCGTTTTTCGCCCGGTTCCACTAAGCGCCCCCATGATCTGGTCATTGACCCCAAACACCTTTTCACCGATGCCAAACATCGACTGAATGTCCGCAATGTGCCCTCGCGTCACGTCGGCAACAGGCACCTGATGGAAAAAGGTTCGAATATCCTGTCCATAGGCTTCAGGTCGAAGCCGATAGGTGAAGCCCGGCCCGCCATCTTCGGCATCCTTCGCAACAATTTTACTTGGGTCAAGGATGAACTGATTATTGAGCGCGGCGCGCACATTGAAGAAATGCTGATTGAGTAACCAATCAAGCACATTCTGGATTGGTTCAATGATTTCGGGCATTCCACGGTTCCAAGTACCGTAAGCCTCAACCTCGCTCTCGATAACCCCGTAAGGGAAGCGGCCATGCATCGCGCCATGCGGCGTCGCGCCAATCACCGTTGAAAGATCGCCCGTGATCGTAAACATCCACTTTTCAGGAAAGTCACTGTCGCCAAGCTTCCACTCTTTTGGAATAATGGAGATACATCCCTCGTAAACGGTAATGATCGAAGGCCGTTTGACGTCACCACTGTCCGTAATGAGTGAAAGATTGTCCTCGGGCCGCACAAGCTGACTCTGCTGTGGGTCATTCCCGACCGACATTGCGAAGTCCTTCCAGACTCCTTCCGTTAGCTCCTCCACGTTCATGTAGTAGCCTTGCGCCTTTCGGCGCACGATCGTTTCCCAGGAGAGACGCTTACGAACAAACACAAACTCGCCTTGCTGATAGCGTCCAGTTGCAACCCGAGGGTCCGGCAAGAAGTCAAACGGTGAAATGTTGCAAATTCGATTACCCGAGTAGCCGGGCATCTTCGCCCGAATCTGCATCTTGACCATTTGTGCCGGATCGAGCGGATCGGGCTGCTCCTGGATCGAAGCGAACTGAATTTCCTCGTTCTCCCAATACTCTTCGATGACGCCCACCCCGTACTTGAGGCAATCATACAACCAAAGATAGTACGGACCAAGCAACTCGCCAACTTCCGTCTGATAAGCGATAAGCGCCTCGAGCGCCTGCACCTGATCCTCTGTTTCGCCGTGGCGCCCCGCGAACTGATGAACGGGCGACCTCGCAAAGAACACACTAGTTAGATAAGTATGCGCCGACATAAGCAGCGCATACGTGTACGGAAGTTTGATCGTGGTGTACTTCGGCTCACCGTTCGACTCCCGCTTGGTTCGGCGCTGCGCGTCAAGATCACTCTCCGGCACATAGGCGAGAATAGTGTCTTCGGCCTTTTGCCACTTCGCGTACTGGTCGCTTTGCCCCTTCTGTGCAAGCTTAATGCGCGACGAGAGCATGTCCACAAGCTTCTTGTGAAGTGGGTCGCGCGGCGGGACGATTTTTGTCATCGAAGGCATTTGCGTTTAACCTTTCAAGGTGCAGTCCGTGCGCGGGGCCACGGTGAAACTTCTCCGGTGTCTGTGTACTCGTCAAGGCCGAGTTCGAGCAGCGGCATTGTCAACTCACTGACCGCGACTGATACAGATTCGATTAAGTCGTCTGGCCCCTTGTAGCCTTGTCCGTAATTTTCGAACTGAACAATGAATTCCGAATGGTGTTTTGAGCACCAAAAGCGCCCCGCGCTCGCAACACCGTTCAGCGAAGTCACAATGCGATGGAACTTCGACCGCTGATCGTTTGGCGTTTCCTTAATCGGAATGAACCGTCGCCGTCGCTCCATCGCCTTTTGCAAGAACCATTTGAGATATCGTTGCGCTGCGACGGCTTCAACGACCACGCAAAGCGGCTTATATTGAAGCGCGAATTCAAAAAGCTTGGCCTCGGTCCACTGTGGGTCATGGCCTCGACTGACCGCATAGTCGAGCAGATAGTAGTTTCCTTCCACACGAGAAACAACCGAAATCGCTTCATAGTCCTTAGTCTTAAGGTTCGTTGCGAGTTGCTTGTCGCTTGGTGGCGGAACTGGGTCGATTGCAATCACCGTCGAGCCGCGGCGCGGCACCTCATCGTAAAGGCGGAGCCAGTTTGCGTTAAAGCACGTCGTCTCTGATTGAACAAGCTTGCACTCCATTTCTTTGGCAAAACCCGAATAACGGCGCTGCGCGATAGCATTTTGCTTCCGCGCCTGGAGCGTTTTCGTCGGAAACATTTCTTCCCAAGAGCTTCGTTGCTGCGGTATCTGCAAGTCCTCAGTCTCTTTCGTCCAACACCCAAAGGACTCTGTGTGCCACTCTGGGTCCTTCTCCGCCTGGACCGAAATGTCATAATTCGAGATCGGCGTCTGCAACATGGCAAGTTTCGCGTTCGGAAACTCCTGCGACGAGGCAAGCGAATTCGCAACAGCGTTTAGAATAAGGTCGGAGGTTTTTTCCGCAGAAGCCTGGGTGGCCGCGTTCTCATCCGTAATACAATCGTCGACAATGATAAGGTCAGGGCGATAGTCATCGAAGTTAATACCTCGAATGTTTCCCGTAACACCAACACCGAGAACCCAAATCGGCGTGTCATCTATTCCGTGATAGATTTCAATCTCGTGCTCTTGCCATTTTCGACCGGGGCGCAGGCCGAACGTCTGTGCAAATTCAGTCGGACGACTTAAGCCGTCACGCCCAATACCGGGATCAATTCTTGCCCGAAGCCATTGGATCGAACGAGTAGCATGACTCTCACTCGCTCCAATGTAAAGTATCGTTTTAGATACATTGTAAGCGATACGCTTTGCAGCAAAGAGACGAAGCTTCGTAGTTTTGCCTGCGCCACGAAACACTCGAAGATTTAGTAAACGGTGTAAGGGATTTTCAATCGCAGCCCAAAGTTGTTTGTCGAAGTCTGGTGACTTTTGCCGAACAGCTTTTGGAAAGTAAACTCTCGCGAACAAATCACTGTCTACCGCACAAAGCTTGATTAGTTCCGCTCGCGAGAGTTGTTCGCTCATCGTGCTTTCACTTCAGGATAGGAATTAGACCTACAATAATAGGAGCGAGCCCTAGATTGGTGTCAAGCTTAAACCTTGCGGCTTCGACCTGCTCAAGCTCAACCTCTTGATCCTGCTCCAAAAGCTTTTCGAGCGAAGCCGCGAGCTTTGCCTCTTCCACGCTATTTGGAAGGATCGTTCCGCCGGCCTCTTGGCGCGCTTCGAGGACTGTTACATTTCGCGCTGTCTCATAAGCCTGAACGATTGGTGTAGCCTTGTTCACATTCTTTGCAAGCACAAGCAAGGTATCCGCGTCGAGTACAAAAGGCACTGGAAGCGACTGCACGTCTTCGTTATTTTGCCGAACGATCTTTGAGCGGCCTGCTAAGGCGAAGTTCAGTCCGTTTACGAGCATGATAACTTGTCGTAGGCTAAGGGTCATCTTCATAGCAAGGTTCCTTTGGTTAGGAGATTGCAGTTACGATTCCATTCTTGACGGTGATTGAAGCCACAGCGGCGGGGCCAAAAGTTGTGACCCCCGCCGTTCCGTTAGCTTTGTACCCAGCGACCGAGTTAATCGTTCCCTGGACTTCTAGGTTATTGGCTCCTGGGTCAACATTGGTGTCTCCGATGTGAACCCCGCCACTTGAATTAATACGCGCTCCTTCGAAACCGACGTTAATAGTCATTATCACGCCCGTAGCTGCTGTGTTTGAACCGAATATTACCGAACCCGCAATAGGCGACATAATGAAAGTAGATGATGCCCCATCCATTCTAAATTGCCCTGCTGTCGACCCATTAAATGTTAACCCAGAGGAACCCATTATAAAGTTAGGCATGGTCCCGGCGGATGATGGTGAGCCGAGCGCGCCGCCTTTCACCACAAATGCGCCGTCGGCACCAACATTGATCCCGAGTGCAGTAACAACGCCAGTGCCGTAAGATATCGCAGCCACCAATGGACCTATCGTTGCACCGTTTATGCGGCTAAATAAACCAGCCGTTGTTGTCCACACATCACCATTCACAGGGGATGTCGGTTCAGCCCCATGTGGTACATTCAACCCAGCCGTCGCTGTGGCACTAGCTACCGTGCTAACCTTTCCGCCAAACCCAGCACCTCCAGTCACAACTAGCCCGCCAGTGGTGGTAGACGTAGAGGCAATGTTCTCTGGAATTTGAAACTGCCCAGTCGATTTCAGCGTGGCTGATTTACTAGCAGCATTGGATATAAGAACTAAATCAGCACCGGAGACATTCGTTCCAAAAGTAGAATTTATGCCAACATCTGAAAATACAATTCTGGATGACCCAATATTAATATCAAGGCCGTACTGAGGAGTCTCCGTATTGATGCCTATTTTACCATCGGTGCTTAATACAAGCTGGTTACGCTTAATAAACTGATGAAATAGAATCTTTCCAGTGGGATTGACATCTAACACTTTATATTGTGCCACAACACTAGGAGTTGCCCCAACGACAACATTGCCGGTAAAGTCTGTGTTTACAATTTCAAAACCTATCGGAAGGGAAGCATCGCTTGTGGACATTTCGATGTACATATATTTAGTAAAACTGTCGATACCTGCAGCCGTGCGTACATTGCCAAAGCCCATTGCGCCATGCTCGAATCCGTTATAGTCACGGAACATTATGGCAGATTGCCCAGTCGCATCGACTGTATTTTGAACAGTAACAACATTCTGATCCGCAGCACCACTCAGATTAATAAGTGATCCTGCCCAGCCCGTATCAATTTCCCCGCCGATCCCAATCTTTCCGTTGTTGCCAATAACCATCTTCACATTGGACAGCGTAGCATTGCTACTGTTTTCGGTGGAGTTTTGGACAAAAACAATGTCGCCACGTCCATAAGTATACGGACTTATAGACCTATAATAAATGCCGCCCTTGACGTAGCCAGCCGTCCCATTGGTGTTAGTAAAACCAATGCCTGTGTAATTTCCTGATGCTTCTGCTGCAGAATTTTTTAAAACAAGCCAAGCGCCTAGAGTACCTGAATTAGCCTTAACTAACTCTAGCAAAGACTCTGGGGTTGATGTACCGATGCCAACTCGATGAGTAATTGAATCAACAACAAGAGTGGGACTATCAAAGATCGCACTCTGCAACCCCGATAGTGTCACCTTATTGTGCTCACCCGCAACGGTATCGTAGAAGGCGAAGACACTTGCAGCAATCGGCGTGTCGGCGGCAAGACTGTTAATCGCGAGGCTGATTGTCTTAGTGGAATCGATAGCACCCCCACCAGTTAAACCCTCTCCCGCTGAAATGCTAACGCCCGTGTGGTCGATGTGACGGTTAGCCGAGTAGTTAAGAAGTCCGTTGTGGTCTAGAATTCCGTTCAGGTCTGTGAGCGTCGCCTTACGGTTCGCCGTAAGGCTCAAGTCGTAGAAGGCAAAGCTATCTGCGAGCACGGGCGCCGCGCCTGTAAGGCTAACGATATCAAGTGAGAGAGTTCGAGAAGCATCAATCGTCCCGCCTCCGCTTAGCCCAGAGCCAGCGGTAATGCTAACGCCTGAATGCGCAACGTGCTTATCTGCAACAAAGTTCAAGAGCGCATTATGGTCAACGGCGGGCTCATTGACTTCAAGCGTCACCGCATTTCCAACCGTTGTAACGGTAATAGTTGTGTCGGGCGAGCTGATCTCAGTCGGGTCAAGATACGCGGTGGGCGAATAGGCGAACCACCGCCACTCTTGACCGGAACAAACAAAGAGCGCTCCCTCTGAAACTTGAAGCGTGGCAAGTGTTGAGCCCGCGGGCGTTTTTACGATGAGGCTGTTTGAGGCCCCATAGTTAACAACTCCCACCATTGCACCACGCTTATTCGTGGGCAACGTCACATCACGGTTCGCGCCGCTCGCCTCAAAGAAGTTAAAGGCAGGACCGTCGGCGACAAGAACAATGTTTGCAATTAACGGAACTCGGTTAATACCGTATTGGGCTGACTGAATGTCAAGCCGCTGCGCCTTGTTTTGGTCCAGGTTGGAGCGCACTTAAGGCCTCCACGAATAAACAAAGATTTGGTCGCTGCCGCGCTCGATAAGCTGTCGGTCAAGCCCCCGCAGGTGGTTCACCGGCTCAGGGAACGCGGCAGCGGGATCAAAACTCTTGCAGATAATGACAAGGACGAGGCGCTTTGGAAGTAATGCCTTGCGAACAACGGGCTCGTATTGTTTGCGAAGCTGCCACCAAGCGTCACTAGTGAACGTGACTTTGACTTCAAAGATCGCCGTCACCGCCTCACAGTGCAACAAGCCGTCCACTTGACAGTAACGAATTCCCGCATCGCCTGCGTAACGAAACCAAACGCTTGAGCGAAAACCTACTCCAAAGACCTCTTTGAGGTGTGTTAAAGCTTTTCGCTCGTAGCGGTGCCCTGCGCGCATGGCAGGGGTTCCCGATCTTCGCGAGGGTGGGGTGCGCCCGAATGGCTCGTCACCAGTGAGCCACGCGGCGCGCACCCCTTCCGCCGCATTAAACCACGGGGGCGGAGCACAACACGTCATGTTCGGAGACGAATCAACCCTCGCCAGATTGTTCGTTGCCGGGAGCAAGCCGAGTGGCATCGACGCTTTCCTGTGGTTGCGACATGGGCGACGCGAGTAACGCACTTGTGCCAAAAGGCAACGGCGTTACGGGTGCGTCAATGACTCGCGCCTGCTCACTGCGAAGCAAGGCGTTACGGGCCTCTGCAAGTTGCTCCCGTGAGACAGCTGGGGCAACTAGCGTTTGTTGATTGTTGTTCACAATAACGGCGGCGGGCGCTGGTTTTGAACCATAACCGAGCGCCGCAAGAGACTTTTGTGCAGTGTCCGCCAAAACGCCGAAGGGAATGGCGGTTCGCTTGGTTTCGAGCTGCTCTAGCATCATGTCCAAGGTCTTGGCAGCAACGGCACCTGTTTTCTCCACGAGGCTCGTTGTAAGCAGCTCAGAGTGCTCAGCTTTCCGCTTCTGATAAAATAGTTGAAACATATCGCTGTTAGTGAGCACAGACAAGTAACTGATCGAGTAGCCAAGGCGACTCGCCCGGTCCCTTAAGCTGTCTAGCGGAAAGGCCATCATATCGTCAATGATTGCTTCGTGCCACCACCGATACCGGCGGTTTACATCTGGCGAGGAGAGTTGGAAGTTGCCGGTGCGAAGTGCCTGGGTCATGCTAGGCAGCTTGGCGGGGAAAGATGTGAGCGCAGAGGTGGAACAGTTTAACGGGCGGTTTACGGTAAAAGTTGGCAAACTTCCCGTTTGGCTTTGCGATTCGAGCCGAGGTCAGGGTCATGGGGAGGGGGTATGGCGGTACATCGTTAGCTTCTGGACATTTAGAAATCCGAGCTTTCGCCAAGATCGTCGCCGCACGTCTCGGCCCACTGCTGCGATCCCCACATCGGACGTTCAGAAGCCTCAGCAGCGCGTTGAGCATCGGCGTCCTGTTGCGCGTAGCTCTTGCCAGTCAGCACCTTGTCACGAAGGCGCATAAGTAAGCCGTGTTCATGAAAAAGCACCTTATTTGGGGCTTTTCGATCACAAGAAGCCGAGTAATCAGCCGCCATCCGCTGCAATTCACGATTAATGGCATCGCAAATCGAATACCGCTCTTGGCGGGAAAGGTCGAGTTTCATGGTCATTCTCCCAAAAGGCCGGGGGAGGCCTAGCCTCCCTATGTAGCTTACTCCCTAGCCGTTGTCAAGGGAGTTAAGTATGTAATTCCCCAAAAAAGGACCGGCAACTTTGCCGGTCCAGGTGGGAGGGTTAGTTCGTTCAGGCTTAGGCGAGCAAGCCCGAGTCGTCGGGCGCGGTGCCGCGCTTGGCCATCTCCTGCATGTAGGCGCTCATCACCTGGACGTTGTTGCGCACCTTTGCGTAATACGACTTGTCGTCCAGGCGCAGGCGATAGTGGGCAACGTCGCCCTTTGCAGCGCCCGCCAACGTAGCAAGCAACGCAGCAGCGAGGACGTCTTTATCATACTTTGGCCCACGCGCCACGCCTTCGCCGGGCTCACGCCACTCGCCCGCGTCTGCCTTGGCGAGCCAATCGCTCACTTCAATCATTGGGTCCGTGGCGCCGACGTAGTCGTCGGCGTTGATGATAGAGTTGACGATATTGCCCACTTTGGTCAAGCCACCCATGATTCCGAACATTGTGCTCAGCTTACCAGCCTCGCCAATGATATAGTCGACCGACTTGCCAGTGGCGAGGTAGGTGTAACGGAAGCCGACCGCTGTGGGATCGCCGGCGACAACTTTTTCGGCACTGTCGTTTATCCACTCCCGCTTGGCGATCGCGGCGCGTGTGGCTTCGCCGCTTGTGTTGACGTCAGACATTTTAGGTTCTCCTAGCTGGCAACGGGATTGTTGCCTCGGGCGAATATGGCATAATCGGGCGCGCGGCGCAACCCTTATTTGAGCAATATTGTTGCGAACTTTGTCCGCGAGCTTCGCCTTACATTGCCCGCTAACGCCGCAGCTGGCCAGCTGTAGCCTAGACTCTAAACGGATTGGCCCACAGCGGTGCAGCGCTGCAGCGCTATGCGATTTGTCATCGAGTCCACCACCACATACCCCCAAGCACCAAATCGCACCCACGCCCGTCTAATCGTGAAACGCCACTACGTCCCGACCGTACTCCGATGATACTCCGACCGAATCCCCTAGCATTGGCACTTCGCCAAGACCCCCACCCCTGCCGTTAAGCGGGCAATGGCACGCCGTGCCACCGCCCCCTTTACTACCCCGACGTCCACGCCCTCTATAAACTGCCCCCTTTACTCTCTCTTGAGTAGTTAGAATTTTTTTTTTAGACGTCATATATATAGGGAGGGAGACGTCCAGACCACGCCCCCCGCCTCCTGTGCAGACGTCCCCGTACACCGCCCGGCTTACGCCTGCGGGGGGGGGTCAAGCTAAAACCCCCCACGTCAGGGAGTATAGTCGGAGTATAGTCAGAGTCTTGTCGGAGTCTTGTGCTTATAATCCTAAGCAACAATCTTGCTCAAATCACCCCAACTTTGCAACAATCTTGCACATCCCCACATTGACACACTGCCCACTATGTGCTACCTTGTCCAATAGCCCTCAAATAGGCTTCTCGAAAGAGTAACCTACCATGACCGACCCCCGCTCTCGCCCATTCACTCGCCTCGCCGCAACAATCGCCTTTGGCAAAGCCGGAACAGACGCAACAGACGCACTCGCCGAGCGCCGCTGCCCAAGCTGCAAATCGCCAATCGGCGAATTCCGTAACGCACTAAGCGAGCGCGAGTTCGCGATCAGCGGCCTCTGCCAAGCTTGCCAAGACTCCATTTTTGGGGGGGACTAAACAGAATGTCAACCTACACCTTCATTGGTCCAAGTGGCAAAGCCACCACCGTTGTTGCAACTAGCGAGCGCGAAGCTCGCCACCTTGCCATGCTCGCGCGTTGGGGCGCGGCTTCGCCGCTCACACTTCCCGAGCCGGGCACAACACCAAAGCGTTACACGACCATTGGCCGCGACGGTTATTGCGGGCTTGGCCTAGAACTCTTTGCAAAGGACTAACTCGCCATGCCACACGTCCTTCACGTTCACACTCAACACTGCTCAAGCTGCGACTCGCGCGAATCCCACTCAACCCTTTACTTAGCCGAGGCCGTACCAACTTTTGGTCGAGCACAAAAGTTGCTCCCATGTTACTCTCTCGCCCCAACAGACCCCGTTCACCGCGTGGACCTTCCGTTAACCACAACGCCCGTTTGCGCCCACTGCGCGAGCAACCGAACAGGAGTTGGTGCCGAAGTCTGGGCGCGCTGGCAAGAAACCCTTGCCCGTAAAGCCGCTCAGCCTCGCGCCGAAGGCGCGGGCGCGGCGAAAGCGGCTTCCTCTTTGGAGAGCTTAGCATGATTACCACAATAAACGTTGAAAGTGTCCACGCCATTTGCCTAGACGTAGACGCTGGAACTGTTAGTCTAATCGACTATATGGATGAAGGCAGCTCCAAAATCGTAATCCAGTTTAGGACTGAACGAAAATCACGTTGCATCTCTGCCTATCTTAGTATGGTTCGTCGATACTCAACCGGCCTCACTTCCGAAGAAGACAAAGAAAAAGTCGAAATCTATCGAACACAGGCCGCGGAGTTAATTCGGTGAGCCGTTACCTTTCCGTCGAAGAGTGCCTCATCAGCTGGACCGTCCTCGTCATGATCCTTGTCACCGTTGCTACAATCTTGTTCGTCACCAGCGAACTCGCTTGCGAAGCTGGCAGCGCGTCACCTCGCTGGGCGCCAGTGCTCGATGCCAACGGAAACTTCGTCCACGGAGCAAGAGAACACAAATGAGCAAAGACCTTTACATCGCCGCGCACGAAGAGCTAGTTGCTCAGTACATGGACGAGCATCTGGATGCAACCTGGGACGAAGCTTATGACAGAACCGCCGACGCCGCCTACGACCGTTACCGCGACAAGTTCGCCGACATGATCGACGCCGCGCGACAGCGCCAGAAGGACGAACGCCGATGAGAGGCCGTGGCCCGTCGTCCAGTCCACGAAAATTTGACCCCCGCAACAAACGCGACTGGTAGTACTGCCCGCGTTGTGGCTTTGCCAGCGACTCAATTGAAATCTTCTGTTGCGAGTGTGGACATCAAGAGGAACGGCCATGAAACGAGTTATCGTCGAATCGCCCTATGCAGGCGATGTCAAGCGTAACCTAGCTTACGCTCGTGCCTGTGTCTCGAACTGCCTTCATCGAGGCGAAAGCCCAATCGCCTCTCACCTCCTCTACACACAGCCAGGAATCCTTCGCGATGAAGTTAAAGGTGAGCGCGAATTAGGGATCCGCGCCGGACTTGCTTGGCTTGCTGTCGCAGACTACTCCGTTTACTACACCGACTGTGGCTGGAGTCGTGGAATGCTCGCCGCACTACACGACTTTTCCCTTCGAACCCCCCACGATTTCCGTATCCGCTCTTTACGTGGCGTGGCGCGGCTCCCAGAAGCACTTCACGAAGAAGCTGAAGAATTTCTTCGGTCCAAAATTGAACTTTAGCAAGGAGTTGTTCACCATGCGCCTCTACAAACTTACAACCCAAGACGGGAAAACCCGAAAAGGCGAAAGCAATGAAACCCAATGGGGTGAAAACGTAACCCACGAAGCCGTTGGTTCAAGCGACCAAGACCTATGCTCTGATAGCTGGATACATGCTTACGTGTCGGTTCCCATTGCCATATTCATGAACCCAATCCACGCACAAATTTTCAACCCAATTTGTTGGGAGGGCCAAGGAATTATTGGGAAGCGTGAAGGTGATCTTAAAGTTGGCTGTCGAAGGTTTACAACAAAAAAGCAAATAAAATTGCTCGAAGTAACCGCGAACCAAAGAGTCGCCTATGCAATTTTTTGTGCTCTTGCTGTTTATGAAAATGCGTCATTTAAAAAGTGGGCACAAAAATGGCTTAGTGGAGCAGATCGTACCGCCAACGCCGCCAGCGCCAATGCCGCCATCGTTCGAGTCACTCGCGCCAACAACAGCAAGCTTAACATAGTTCGTCTCGCCCGTAAAGCGCTCTCTTTTGAAAGGAACTCCCCATGAACAACCAAGCAATGAACAATCTCACAGCCCCGCTTCTCGCTGCAATTGACTCCGTTCGCGCTGCACTCCAAGAGGCTAACATTCCCGCCCTGAACCTTCGGATCGTTGTAACTGGTCGCACGGCCGGCGACCTGAACGTTCAGTTCAAACTTTGCAAGGACTACGACGACGATACAATAGGCTCCGACCTCTTCTTCGTTGTGTCGGAGTACATTCGTCGCCACAACTGGAACGTTCGTCATAGCTCGCTTTGCTTGCCAAACGTTAAGAGCGAGCCAATGGTGGCAGCGGGCGACGAAATTCCCTTCTGGGAGTAGTAACTCGTGACCGAACCCTTCCACCGCTCTCTTGCCAGTTTCGACCCCCGCTTTGCGGAACTGTTGCTCCGTGGTGGGCGTGAGGCCTTCGAGCTTCAATGTGAAAGCGAGAGCCAAGCCTATCGCCTTCAAATGCGCATCCAGCAGTTTCGCAAGCGCGCTTTTGAGGCAAAGGTCGAAAGCTCCGAACGCTTCTACGACTGTGTGGTTAGCTTAAACCGAAAGAAACATAAACTAATGTTCCGCCCACGTACAAGTGAGTTCGGTTCCGTGCTCGACAACGTAG